TTTAGTTTTATAAATTTTTCTTTAGATTTGATAACTGAAAATAATATAGCAGCTACATATGTATCAGTGATGGTTCACTTAGATGTTGGAGATACTGTAAAGTATTGGTCTAGCGTTGATTATGATCATGCCGGTGTTAGAGGCGACGCTACTGATGCATATACATATGTTTCTGGTTATTTAGTTGCAGCAGATTAAGGAGTAAAAATGAGTAGAAGAGATAATAGATTAAGTCCAGGATTAGCGCCTCTTTCATATGAAGGAGTTAGACCTGATTCTACTATACTCACATTTTCAGCTGAACGAGCTCCTACTATAAACGATAATAGATTTCTCATTGGAACAATGTGGACCAATAGGCTCAGTGATGAAACATTTATTCTTGTTGATTTAAGTGGCGGAATTGCTAATTGGTTAATTTTAGCAACTCCATCTGCATTCCCAATAATTTTCAATTGTGACTCTGGCTCTGCTGTTTCATCATTAGGCATATTAAATATGCTTGGTGAAGGATCAACTTTTTTGACAGGAGGAGCTGTAAATACAGTTACTTTAGAGGTTGGTCAGGGAAGTGATGGAGAAGTATTCATTGGTTCTTCAGCTGGCTCTATGCGTCTTACTCCTATTACTGAGGGTGTAGGAATAACGATTAATAAGGGCCCAAATTACATAGAAATTGTTGATAATGGATCATCTGGTGTTATTGATATTGATACAGATTCAGGATTAGTTACTCCTGTAGGTAAAAACATACAGATTGCAGGCGGTACAAACATTACTACTGTTGGTGCTGGCGATGCAATTACAATAAATTTAGACAACAATGTTACTTTAGCTGGAACTTTAACAGTTTCACCATTTGGTGTAGGCATAGTTCAAACAGATTCCGGTGGAGTTACTAAATCTGACGTTGGTTCTAATGGACTTGTTCTAATTGGAGAGACAGCCGGTAATCCTGAATGGAGAGAGATTGAATCTCCAACAGGATCAATTACAATTACATATCCTAGTGCTAATACTATTGATTTAAAGAATGCAGGAGCGACTGGAATTGATGCATTTGCGACAGACTCTGGTACAGCTACAAAAGCAGCTGGAAATATAAATGTTTTTGGTGGAACTAATATAGATACAACGGCCACAGCTGATCATGTTGATGTTGCTCTTGCTGCTAATGTTACACTTTCTGGAACTCTTACATTGCCATTTACGAATGGTCTTTTATGGACAGATTCTTCTGGTGTTGTTAATTCAACTAATGGATCTGATGGTGAGATGGTTATAGGCGGTGATGTAAATCCAGTATGGGATTCTATTACCTCAACAACTTTAGATATAGTTAATGGAACTAGTAGTATTTCTGTATCAGACAATTTATTTTATCCAAAAAACAGTGTATTTAATGTTTCTATTGATGACTCTGGAACACCTGCTAGAAATGAGTTTCCAATTGCAACAGGATCAACAATAATTATAGGTCCTGGAGGAAAAACATCTCCAACATATCCATGGCCGACAAACGATGTTCTTTTTGATTCAGGAGGTAATTGGACATATTGGGTTGGTTCATCAACTCCATATTACACGGCCTCGGTTGCAGGAAAATACTTTTTCCAGTTTCAACTTACTTTTATTGGAGAGTTTCCAGTTGGTGTTGGAAATAGACAGAGTTATACTTTATACGCTGTTGATATTAATACAACTAAAAGAACTTATAGGCATTTCACATATTTAAATAATGAAATTCCTGCTGCAGCTACAGATGATAGAAATGTTGTATCAATTGATGTTGTTGCAGAAATGGATATTGGTGACACGTTGGAAGTTGAAGTTGCTAACGGCTACTTTGGTGCTAATTTACCAACAAAAAGTTATATTGATGTTTATCCATATACATGGTTTAGTGGACATATTATCGTTTAAATAAAGGGAAGAAATGAAAGTTTCTGTTAATGATGTTGAGTTGTTCACGCTAACAGCTACACAAAAAAAAGTTCTTGAGAATGAAATTCCATCAGCAAAGCTAGATGAAGATCTTAAAAGACGTTTACATTGGGTCTTAGATCACAAGTATCAACGTGCATTTGTAAAGATGAAGCAAGAATGGGACGTAAAGCTTGCAGCAAATGGTGTTGAATCAATTCCAGTTGACAAAGATGCTTATGCTCAGCTAGTATTCGAACAGACCAACTATAAAGATAGAGATGCAAGAGACGCAGAAATGGAAGTTCCTCAATAAATTATTTTCATAGAGCCCCCAAATGACCGGTAGCGCTAACCCCACTACCGGTCTAGGGGTGTGAGCTATAGGAGTCCATTAGCCCACATAGCAGTAATTTTTTATGCCCTGTCTAATATTTCTATTATTGTGTTCACGTCTTTTTTCTTAAGATCTTTAAAGTCTGAGACTCCAAACTTTTTCAGTATTATATTTTTTATTTCTGGTCTACCAATTGTTTTGGCTCTTAATAGGCTAATTTGTTTGTCTGTAACCTTGTCTGACCATTGAGTATTGCTATAGTTCTTTTGTTGTCCATCGTTATCATCGTTGTCGGCAACTATCGATAGCCCAAGAAGGTTAGCTAGGTCATATCGCTTTTGATAGGTGGTTGCTGCTCCAATTTTTTGATTTATTTCTCTTCTGTATTTTTCCTCTTTTTCTTTTTCGTCGTCCCAGCGAAGAGGCGTTATACTTTTTATCCATTGATCGCTCTTATGTAAAATTGTTGTATGCAATAGAATTCGTTCAGTTGCAACGCAAAAAGATCGTCCAACATACACAGAAAGATCATTCTTTGTCATGTTTGGAGTTACTTCTTTGATTAATGCGTCAAAGTCTGCGTAAGAGCTTCCGTGGACACCTTTTCTATTTTTCTTAATTGAGTCAACTTCACTTTGGAATTTTATTAGTGCTGGTGCGAATTCATCAAGAGAGTCAGATCTTAATTTATAATCCATTTTTTTTTACCTTTAATTTCATTAATCTTTCTCTCCATCAAATATGTACTCAAATGTATCTTCATACATGCGTGGTTTGCATATATCTTTTATTGTGCTTATATATAGATCACTTTTTCCATCAAAAAGATGAGTAATTGTGTTTTTATTGCATTGTCCAATAATTCTATGGATAGCATCATGAATTAAGCGTTCATTATCATGTTTTTCAGCGACCTCAAGTAACATTAGTATGGCGGTTTCTACGTTAATAGATTTATATTTAGCTATCTGGTCGTGTAATTCATCATTTTCTTCTTTTAAGCACCTGATATCAGATTCTAATTTGTTCATTATTTATCCTATTGTTGGTTTATTTCTGGTCCATATAACTCTATTAGACTATCCATGAGAGGCATCAAATCTGGTTGCTGTTCAAAGATAACATCTTTTACGAGTGCTAAGTCTAAAGCGATTCTTGTCATTCCTATATAGATGCGATGAAGTAACTTTTTACGCCTGTGATTGTTCTGTATTTTCTTAGCTACCTGACCCAGTTTTGTGAACTGATCTAGCTTATTGTTTATGATTGTTTCTACACTTAAAGACATTTAATGTTTCCTGTGAAATGGACAGATTCTGTGATCACAATGACAAAGACATTCATCATCATTTGATCCAAACAAAGCATTTAAAATTACAAACACGCCTATAATTGCAAGAATTCCCATAATTTCCCCCAAAGAATTAAACTGCTACTAACTTCATAGTACCATATAGGTCAATAATGTCAACAGTCTTGATAATTGCTTTAAAACATGTATACTGATATTAGATTAATACTTTATTTATGGGAGAAACGAGTGGGTATTGTAAAAAGTTTATTACAAATAAGTGACGATGAATTGAGAGAGAAAATTATTGAGTACATGATTGCTTATGATATGAATCCAGAGACCTTTTCTAAGCACTGCGGCCTTAGTAATGGCAAGGTGATTAAGACTTTTATAAATAATGACCGTAAGCCGTTGTTTATGACACGGGTAAAGATCATTAACGGATTGACTAAATAAGAAAAGCCGGCCATCAGGTTGCAACCAGAGGACCAGCTTTATATATCAAGAAATCTGTAAGTGCCCCTGCAGGAACACAGCTAGTGTAGTCCGCTAGCAGACACGCTTTATTACAGCGTTCTTGATATATATAATATACACAAATAGAAAAGAAATGTAAATAAGCACTTAATTAGTAAGGTTTTAATAAGAATGAATGTAAATACATCAATGCTTGTTTTGCAGTTGGATCCTAAGGATTTAGTGTGTTTTAAGAAGTGGGATTTATGTGATTGTGCTGATGATGCTAGAAATGCTATTCACGATAGGTACAGGGATGAGCTGAACAGAGCTTGTAAGACGGATAAAATTAAAGAAATGTTTCCATTACAGGATGGAAAGTTTTGCTTTATTAATATAGATCTGTCGATAATCGCTGTGGCTTACTATAAATCGGAAGATGATTTTGATTCAAAAAATAAATACATAGATGGGTTATATGACTTTTTTTATAGTTTTTCGCTGCAACTTCCAGATAGGTATTGTGTATTTAACATGAATATAGATATTGATACTCATAAAAAGGTTGATGAGCTTAATCTAAGAATAGAGTTAGACGTTAGGGTTAACTTAAGAAATAAGGAGTCCTGATGGATATATTTAAGTATCTCTTGAGCCGAAACAAGAAAAATAGAAATCTAACTTTTATAGCTAAGGAAGTAGCAAAACAAAAGGATGGAATTGCAAAATTATTAAGGCCTAAGCTTTTTTATTCTTCGTGGAAATCTATTACAGAGGATGTTTTTGAAGATAAAAGATTTGATACATTTATTGACTCTATAGAAAAGGATGTTGACCAGCTCCAGTTAAAGCTTATTTCCTGGAGTATGCGCACACTAAATATTTTACGAAAAAGTGATGATCAAGATGAACAGTTAGAGCTTTTTTCATTATTCAGGCAGTTTAATGATATTGGAATTGACCCTATTAAGCACGCGAGAATACTGATCAATTCCAATATATTTAAAATTGATAAACTCGAATCCATGGAAGAGTTGGAAGAAGAAGTTAGAAAAGCTCATAGATTTTTTTATAATGCAGCAGACGCATTTATAGAGGCTATATACTTAAAATATTAGAGCATTAAAAAACCGACTCCCTTTCAAGAGTCGGCATTTTCATTGTAGCGAAAGTTATATAGCCCTACAAGGGGAAGCAACCTTGCAGCCGAGGGCCCGAAGGCTCTACAGTTTGATTTGCTTCGTAATTGTCACCGATTTTGTTTTTTTCCCATGCAATCCATAGGAGAGATAGCTTAAATATCAGGCTTTTCACTTTAACAACATTATCAATGTACACATATAGAAAAGAAATGTAAATAGAGAGCTAATTAATGAGGTTTTAATAAAATGAACAAAGAAGATAAAAAGGACTTGATTCGGTGTATTAAAAATGCCGAAATAGTCATTAGTGAGATAATTGAAAAACTTTCCTCAATTGAGATACTTCCAAGGTTTGAGCTTAATGAAACCAGGTATGCGGGGCGCATTAAAATATTCTTAGAGTCTATTCGAAGTATTAACCATCTTGTTGAAAGAGGAAGTTGTAATTCTATACGTGGAATAAGACATTATTTAAGTAAGATAAAGAAAAATTATTTATTAAAAAAAGAGCTTGATATTGCTTGTGATGCTATTAAGTCTGATTTTTTTAAAAAACAGATTGGATGTTCTTCACAGATTGAATTTCTTCACGAGAAAGGAATACACAACAGCTTTCAAATACATTTGTTCGAGGCACTCATAGACTCGGTTATTGGTTCATTATGGGTTTATTTGCACGTACCTAAAATAATTTCTGACGAAAAGTTTGGCTATTATTTAAACACAAAGATGATGGGTGCTCTTTCTGAAGGTTTTTACAAAATAAAAATTAACCGAAAAAGGATATCAAGGCTTAAATGCCAGCTTCCAACCGTTATGGAGTTGAATAAAGAAGAAGAAAAATATAAAAAATCTTGAAATAAGAAAGGCCTGATGTAGAATCAGACCCAGCTAATAGCGAATTGAAATATAACCTTTAAAAATAAAAAGGCCCTAACTTTTGCGAGATAGGCCCTAATATTTTTATCAAACATCCACAGAAAGAATATGTCTGATATAAAACAAAGATTATCCACAAAAACCCCGGAAGTAAAGGAAAACTTAAAGAAAGTTAATATTGTTTCTTTTGGTTTGCCTTCTCATCTACATTCCTTCATTAACAGCCTTACTGACTTACAGAGGCGCATTCTTCGTGAATTCTTTTACTTTGCTACTAGATCTATTGTTGCATGCACAGAGGATGGCTTTATTGGGTTTGAGACTACGTATAGTTGGATAGCCTATAGAGTTGGTTGTCACTATAAGACTGTTCAGTCACTTATTGAGAAGTTAAGAGGATATGGTTTAGTTTACAGGTTCATTCAGTTCTTAAAAAAGAGGTGGGTCCGTAATCTAATTTACAGGCTTCTTACTCCTGTAGTTTTTGTATCTTCATGCCTTCTCTCAGGCACCATTAACACTATAGATCGGGAAGACTATCCACATATTAATTATAATATGTATAAATATAAAAAAGAAATAGAAGAAGTAGCGCGTTCTTTACGCAAAAAAAGAGAGAATACAATGAATCAAAAATCACCTCACAACGAGATAGGTAATTTCAGCAAACCATATCAGCAAACAAGGGCAGATGTCTTAGATAGAAAGAATCTAAAGAGACCCGAATATAATAAATACGTCCCTAAACCTGAAAGAGAGAAAGAAGATCTTAACATTTTGGAAAAGTTCTTTAATTACTACACAAATGCAGATTCAGCGTTTAAGAGGTTTAATCCATACCGTAAAGAGTTCGACAAGGCTGTAGACGATATGGTAAAAGATAAGAAAGTTGATCTTAAAGAATTTAAAATATCTTTATACAAGATTTATTTAGCTAAACATGGGAGACGCAATGAAGACGTACATCCTACACGGCAAACCAATACCCCTCCAGAGAGCAAGAGTAACTAAGTTCGGGGCCTACGACCCTCAAAAGAAAGAAAAAGGCGAAGCTAGAGCTTTAATATATAATCAGCGTGGTACTGCGATGCCATTTGATACCTCTGTTCAACTCGTAGTCACATTTTTTATGCCAATCCCCAAATCAACACCAAAAAAAATAGACCTAAACGGTAAACTCCATTCCAAACGCCCAGATCTAGATAATCTAATCAAATACGTTCTAGATGTAATACAACCAATTGTTATTAAAGACGACTCACTTGTAGGAACCATAATTGCTGATAAAATCTATGACGATAACCCTAGAACAGAATTCACAATTATGGAGATAAATGATGAGTGTGATTAAAAAAGTACATACCAAAGAACATAACACAGAGAATAAGAAGAAAGAGAAGAGCCCGTGGATTCATTTCGACGACTACCTCAATGTGAACTCTGGGACGCGTCTTCCGATCTCTGAAGCCGGTTTAGATCTGATGGGAATCAACTTTATTAAGTGGTCTAGAGAAGATGACTCGCTTGTACTTGAGGACTTCTTTCTTGATCGTGGAATACCTGAGATGACCTATCGCGATTGGAAGAAGCGTAATGAACTTTTCGGTTTAAGATATCAAGTTGCTAAAGCGAACGTAGGCTCACGCAGAGAAAAGGGAGCGCTTAAACGTTCATATTCTGAACGCATGGTTCTTACCTCTATGGCTAAGTTTGATCGGTCTTGGGGTGAACTCGAAGAGTGGAGAAGTGGTCTTAAGACTAAAGAGCAAGCAGCGGGCAATAGGGATATAAAAGTTGTGATGGAAACATATCCTAAAACTGATGTAGTACCGGAGAAAAAAGATGAAAGTAAAGTTAACGATTAAAAAAGAGAAACTTATTAAAAAGCTGTGGAACCCTTGTAGGGCGTTGTGTAATCTAGACTTTGCAACTGATATGGTTTCGGATAAAACCTTAGATATTGGGAACATGTTTTTTGGAGAAGATGTTCTAATACCATTCAATGTTGGAGAGATTAGAGAAAAAAGGAACTATGTTAACAATTTCAAAGATGCTTTAATTTCTGATGATATATTTTCTATGTACATTGAAGCTATTCGAAAAATTGTTACACGTGCTAATAAAAAAGGGATTGACAGGGAGTTATCTACTACATCGTTGCATGTGAGTAGAGCAAGGCGATTTATTCATGACTGTGATGCGCTTATGGAAATTAAATTAAGCGGAGAAAATTATTCTCCTATAACATCAAAAAATGTATTACAGATTGTGAGAGCTGCGAATTTCATTGATTCTATTTACACACATTTGCGTGAGGAAGCTGCTAACACTGATGTAGTACCGGAGAAGAAAAATGATATTTCCAAAGTACCATTTGAGGCCGTTTCTTCCAGTGTTTCGGAAGAAAGAATATAAGCCTAACTATCCACCACTTGAACGTTACTCGGTAAGACAGTTTGATTTCTTTTTTGAGAAACATAAGAATCAAAATAAGAGACAAATATATAAGCCGGATGACCTTGATGCTCTAGCTATGGACATTTTTTGGATAGCTCAGTGCATGTTTCATACAACAGAATTAGTTGATTTTCATGAAAAATTACGGCAGATTATCAAATCCGATATGGACAGTCGAGAGTCAGTTAAATCAGCACACTTGCCAATTGTTAGACATTTAAGCTTTATAGATAAGCTTTCTGACTTTTACGAGTTTCATTTAGATCGAGGAGGATCTGTTAAAGATAGAAGAGTTGAGTATCTTGTAGCGTTGAGAATGAAAGTTAAGTTAGCTATTAAATTCATGAAGAAAAGATCGAAAGAGATACATGGCACCTGAGATTATTATCATACTTACATTGATGTTTGGCGGAATTAAGTTAGTTGTACTAGAGAACGCAAAAGAAGAAGTCGCCTCAAAGATGGAGTTACTACACAAGATAGAGAAGAATGTATCTGTTAAAGAGTTTAAAGACGGCTCAATAGATATTGTTGTTAATCCTAAAGTACGTATTAAATGTAATTCTGGTGGTGGTAACGGTGGTAGACCAACAACTCCTCCACCAACAAGGTAGATTGTTATGATTCTCAAGTTGCTGAGACCTGTATTGTTATGTTTAGGGCTAGTACTGCCTAGTTCACAACCAATTGACGAAGCGGATAAACAACTAAGTATAGAGTCCTGTCAAAAGCAGCTTGAGTTAGTTGCTGATAAGTTTAAGCAAGACTTAGAAGATAGATTTGGGGAGGGGTTCTTGGAAGATTTAGCAAATGGGAACATAGAGGTGATAGATGAGTATTGAAACGATGAACGAGATCATTGAAAATTTAGATCATGATGTTAAATGCACGAACAAAATGCTAATAAACGTGTTTGATGAAGAACTTGTTGATAAAACGATAAAAAATAAATTCTCTAATCATGCAAATCTATGTTCAGAGGCACATGAAAGAGCTACAAAAGCTTTTCATGCTTTTGTTTCTGCAAAAGAAGAATGTAGAAGTCATTCAGGAATTTTTAGGGAGATGTTTAAAAGTCTGTTCGAGCTTTAAACAACAAAGTGCGGGAACATAGAGGTAACAAAACAACTGAGGAATACAACATGATTGACATATTTGCAGCTATTGCAATTATTCTGTGTGGAACAGGCACAAAACCAACTCCAATTGATCCAAATGCAGAGCCATATTGCTTTGATTGGCGAGAGCATGGATGGAACACACCAAACGAGCAAGAAGATCCAGTTGCTTTAGGAATAATCGCCAGAGAGAACCATAACAGAGCGTTAAGAGCTCTGCGTGCAGCAAGACGAAGGCGGACAGAAGCTATATATCCTCAACATGAACTTCAAGGCGTAAACTGGGATCAAGGATTAGATTATGAATGAGCTGTTAATACTAATTGCTTCTTGTTTTGGTGTATCTATCAATAACACAGTGATTCCTGAGCAAATTCCTTGGAGCTACGGCTGTATTACTAACGAACAGCGTGCAAATCCTAAAGAGAGAGAACGATTACGTCAAAGCTATTATAAGCGGTACCAACGTGAAGAAATAGAAGCCTGGTGTCATTTTAAGGATCTAACGAAAGAACTCTACGAGGGAGATTGATGATATGGATGAAAACTTGTTTGGCCGCAGTCATAAGTGCTTTAACTGTTTAAAGGGCCCATCTGAGTGCAATTGCGGTAAGGAATATGAAGAAAAAATGAGAACCGAGCGAGAGCTTAAATTAATAGAAGCAAAATCGGATTTATACTACAAAAGGCTTGCAGCAATACTTATTACCTTTACGGTGGTATTTTTCTTTATTGTTATGGGTGCAACGTTCTATGTAAGTATTTTAAAGTCCTTAGCTCAAATAAGACTTATGGATATGATTTCAATAGAAAGTCCTGATGTTGCAAGGGAGATAGTAGCTATATTTAAGCAGTAGGAACGCAATGGAAGAACTTAACAACGAGTTTGTTGTTAAAAAGGGGAAGAGTGTTGAAGTGAGAATGAAGATATCTCGTTGGGAATTAAAGATTTTAGAAAGAATTGTTGATTCTCTTGAAGACCATGAAGACTGCCAAGAATGCGGCGGAAGCGAGTCGCATAAAGATCTTCAGGACCTTAAGCTTTGGGGAGCACTAAGAAGTTTAAAGGTAGATCAAAAAATAGAAGATCTGTTCAGTTATCAAATATTCTTAAAAAACAATTTAGACTTTATTGCTGATTACATGACGTTCAAAAGGTATGCTAGATGTGCTTTAAATCTTATGAACGGAGAATATTCTTGTACTGAGATTTACTATTGGCACAATGTGATTATTCCCAATCCAATGTTTATATATGATTTTATATGCGATAACGCTGAGGTGACAAAGTAGGAGCACAAAAGAAGTAGGAGCACTATGGAAGAGAGAGTAGTGAGGCTCGACCGTTTTAAGCCAAGAGATTATCAAATACCAATATTCGATGCTTTTGAAAACAAGGGTTATAAGAGGATAATGATCGTATTTCCTAGACGAGCCGGGAAAGATCTTACTGCCTTTAATGTCATGATTCGTGCCGCTATTCGCAAGATAGGCGTCTATTACTATATCTTTCCAACATATTCTCAAGCTAAGAAAGCTATATGGGATTCAATTACAAATGACGGTGTTAAGTTTTTAGACTTTATTCCAGAAGAACTTATTGTTGGCAAGAACTCTCAAGAAATGAAAATTACGCTAATCAATGACTCAATTATACAATTTGTCGGTAGCACTGATTATGATCGACTGATGGGTACTAATCCTCGAGGTTGTGTTTTCTCCGAGTATGCCTTACAAGATCCAAGAGCATATCAATTCATAAGACCAATTCTAACTGCAAATGATGGTTGGGCAATTTTCGTAAGTACTCCACGTGGAATGCATAATGCTCTTTATGATCTATATCAAATAGCTATTCAATCAGATGATTGGTTCACTTCTAAACTGACTATAGAAGATACAAAACATATATCTATGGATCTTATCGAAAAAGAGCGTAAAGAAGGGATTATGTCTGAAGATTTAATCCAACAAGAGTACTTTACGTCATTCTCTCTTGGTATTGAGGGAGGATACTATACTAAGATCATGGATAGGCTTCGTACTGCTGGTCATGTATGTCCTGTGCCATTAGAAAATGGATTTCAAGTACACACTTCATGGGATCTTGGTGTTCGTGATTCGACAACTATTATTTTCTTCCAGACAATAGGTCAAACAGTTAGAGTCATAGATTACTATGAGAACTCTAAAGAAGGACTTGAGCATTATATCTCTGTTTTAAGGCAGAAAGGCTATATTTATGGCAAGCATATTGCCCCTCATGATATTCGTGTTCGTGAATTTGGTTCGGGAATTACTCGCTACGAAAAGGCAAGACAACTTGGAATCGCGTTCACGATAGCTGATAACATTTCAATCGAAGATGGAATAGAGGCTGTTAGAACAGCGTTACCTAAAATCTGGTTTGACTCCTCTAAATGTGTTGAGCTAATTAAGGCTATAGAGAACTATAGACAAGAATATGACTCTAAAAAGAAGATATATCATCCTAGGCCGTACCATAACTGGGCAAGTCACGCGGCTGACAATTTAAGATATCTCGCTGTTTCATTATCCAAACTAGCACCAGGCTCATCTCCAGAAGATCTAGATCGTAGATATAGAGAAGCTAGGTATGGCGAAGCCAATAATATGCCTAAGTTCTTCAGATAAGCACAACTGTTTATAACCTCATTTTTATACATTTGACACGTATGTTAAGATATTTATGGCTGCGGTTTTATTATTGCGTAATTCTTCCGCGGCTATACTTTTGGCATTCACTACTACAGGTGGGTACGTTAGCTGCATAACGTACCCATTTTTATTGCTTTAAAATATTATTGAAGGTGTTCCGTCGGTATATTCATGAATTTTTTTGATTGAGTCGTTTGTGCCTCGATACCATTTATTGAAGTGCTCAAAATTGTAAAGAAAGACTATTAGATCAAATTTTCTTAAAGATGTTTCCTGCTTAATAGAATTCAAAAGTTTCTTCCCTTTCCTCGATAGTCTATATTCGTAGGTTCCAAGTAGGTGTTCTTCTTTAGGGTTTTTGTTTTCAAAGAATCTTTTTTTTTGAAACAACCATGTTGTCAATCCATCACCACCTAACTCTTCAAATAAGAAGTGTATGTTCTTTTCTCCGTGTGTTTTTATTACGTCCGAAGCGAATTCTGAATTTAGTATTTTTGGATCTGAAATAAAAAGAACAGGTCCTTTTTTATTTGGGTATAAGAGAGTGAAATTATCTTTAGAATCTGTTCGCGTATAAGGTTTTCCTGTTGCAAGAGACAATCCATATAGAAGTTTTGTACCTATACATCCAAGTCTTAAGTGCCCTCCATTTTTCTTTACTTTCTTAATTTCTTTATACGAAATTTTACCAGTTTTTATGTTTAGAGTAGGGCTGACGATATTTAGAAGATGTGTGTGGCACATATTTTTCCTAATTTGTTTTGTCTTTTTGTTGCTTTGCTTGTCACAGTATAACCACAATAGTACTCTAATGCTTAGCTAGTGTTCTTTAAAAGAAAGGTCGATTATGAGAAAGTTGAAACGCAAAGATCTTGAAGAAGGTTTATCTTCCGCTATTCTTGGAGCTGCTAAAATGCTCGAAGATCTACACATCTCACATTGCGCAGAAGACGTTGAAAATATCCTTAGTATTAAGGTTGGAAAGACAACTTTAGCCGCAATAATAAACAACTTGTACAAAATTATTCTACCTGCTCTCGATTTTGCATTACAGAAGCTTAGGAACTTTTCTAAGGTATTTGATTGGGCTGCTATAGTGGTGCAGAAATTACTTGCAATATAACTCCTTCGTCGAAAAAGGATGTATTGAACAACATAGGGGGCCTTCGGGCTCCTTTTTCTTTTCGGTTCAAATTAATTTGTTTGGTAGTATCTATGTGCAACATTACGATTAAAAATAAAGTCTATTAAAAGGAGTTAATCAGTATGGCAATTTTCCCCAATCTGGGACCAGAGTATTTTGATGAGAAAGATCGTGGAATATTATCTAGAATGGAGAACTTCTACAAAGAAAGTCTTTCAATAAATCAATCGTTTTGGGGTGAAGCTGATATTGATACTCGTTTTGAGGCAGGTGATCAAACTCTTTGGGATCAGGTTTACGGAAGTATGCCTGTAAATAAGCGCAAACAGTTCAACTTCAATAGAATACGCCGTGTTGTAAACATGATTTCAGGCCATCAACGCCGTAACCGTATGTCAACTATTGTTACTCCTGTTGAAAATGGTGACATGGAGACAGCTGATCAGTTCACAAAGATTATGATGTGGGCAAACCAGCAAGAAGGAATCCTTGAAACAGTTTCAGAATCATTTCATGGTGCTCTTGTAACTGGTATGAACTTACTTCATGTATGGAATGACTTCAGATCTGATCCTGTTTCAGGAAACATTCGTGTAGATAACTGTTCATATAACTCATTCTTGATGGATCCTTTCTTCAAAAAGAGAGATCTTTCAGATTGTAATGGTATATGGAAGCGTTCTTTCCTAACTAAGTCAGAGTGTATTTCTTTGCTTCCTGATCAAAGAGATCTTATACAAGCACTTAGTGGTCAAGGGTCTCACGATGGTAAGTTTGAGTTTATGCCTGAAAGTTTTGATTATGGAAACCGTAAACTACTGACTTATGATGAATTCCACTATAGAGATTATCGTAATCAGCGCATGTTGGTTGATGCAGAGACTGGTGAGACATTCGAATGGAAAAGTAAGGATGAAGACTCTTTAAAAGAATTCATGAGATTGTATCCACAAGTTACTGTTATTGACCAAGAGATACCTACCGTTAAACTTGCCGTCGTTGTGCAAGGTAAGGTGGTATACGATGGACCAAATCCTATGGGTATTGATTCTTATCCCTTTGTTCCTGTTTTTGGATATTACAATCCTCAAATTCCGTATTTCCCGCTCAGAGTTCAAGGAGTAGTTCGCGGACTAAGAGATGCTCAGTTCTTATATAACCGTCGCAAGGTTATTGAGTTGGACATTATGGAAAGTCAGATAAATTCTGGTTGGATATATAAAGAAAACGCACTTGTTAATCCAAAAGATGCGTTCTTATCAGGCCAAGGTAAAGGTCTTGCTATTAAACAAGATGCAAATATGGCTGATGTTCAGCAGATTGTAGCTCCACAAGTTCCACCATCAATGATTCAACTTTCAGAACTTCTTGGAAAAGAAATACAAGAGATCTCTGGTGTTAACGAAGAGCTTCTCGGTTCTGCAATGGATGACAAGGCTGGCGTATTAGCAATGCTTCGTCAGGGTGCAGGGCTTACAACTTTACAGATTCTTTTTGATCAGCTTGATTCTTCACAAAAGTTGCTTGGAAAGTTAATGATTAATATAATTCAATCTAACTTTACACCTGGAAAAGTGAAAAGGATTATTGAAGATGAACCGACGCCGCAATTTTACAATAAAGCTTTTGGTAAGTACGATGCTGCTGTTGAAGAAGGTCTCAATACTACAACACAACGTCAGATGCAGTTTGCGCAATTGTTGCAACTTCGTGAAGCAGGTATACCGATTCCTGATGAAACCATTCTTGAAGCAACAACTATCCAAAACAAAAAAGACCTCATTGAGACAATTAAAGCTAACAATGAGCAAAAAGCACAAGCTGAACAGGCTCAAATGCAATCCGCCCTCAAAGAAGAAGGAGCCAGAATAAATCTTGCTAATGCACGTGCTCACGCAGACATGGGATTATTTGCTGAGAGAACAAGTAGAGTTAGCACTAATGAGCAGGCAGCAATAGAGAATGCTGAAGAAGCTAAAACAGCAAGAACTCAGTCTATGTTGAATCTTGCTAAGACTCTTCAAGAGATGGAAGATGTTGATATTAATCAAATAGGTAATTTATTAAATTTAATGAAGTTAATGAAGACTCAGGAACAGGTGGCTGAAACAGTTGCTAAACCTAAGGCTTCACCATTAGATTCGTTACGTAGTTAGAGGTATTTTATTAACCTGCGGGAATTCCCGTGTTTTCTACAAAGGAGCCATCATGGCAAAGAAGAAGTATTATAGTTCAGGTAATTCAGGTTTTGGTATGGATAAAAGTTCACACGCAAACCTGCCACAAAATGTAGTTATGAAAAACTATGCATCAGTGGATGGTATTTATACTGGTGAACTTAATGACACCATCAAAGGCATTGATATGCAAATGCGTTCAGAT